GCTGATAAGTACAACCAGGAACATCAATATCTGGTGGCTTTGTAATAGTTATATAGTGTGGGCTGTATATTTCTGGTACATCTGGAACATATATCTCTGGAATACTTATTTTAGGTATTTCCAATTATATTCCTAATCCTTTTGGTGGTATTGGTAAAGATGGGCCAGTAAGGTCAGGTAGTTCTTTTTCTAAAACTTTTGGCATCATTCCTTGAACATTTCCAAGTATTTCGTTCATAACCCTTGATTTGAACTGTTCTGAAGTTACATACTTGTAACCAAGATAGGCTCCGCCACTCATGGAAGCTACCATTACAAATGAAACAATACTCAAAATGTTAGCAATTTTTTGAAACATGATAAAATTTGCAGTTATCAAAGCTATGTCTGTAATGAGCATAGCAGTATTATTATTAATTATAGGTCTATCTCCTCTCTACGTCACGATGGGCTTAATGACAAGACAGATGCAGGAATCTAAACGTTAGGATTGTCTGGATATTGTGTCATGTTGGGTGTTACAACACCATCTTTTTCTGTTGACCCATAAAGAGTAACTAAAGCTGCGGTATCTGCACAGTTATCAATCTCTGTCTCTCTGGTCAAACAAGCAGTTCTAACGGCAGTTCTGTAAGTTTTTATTGTAGTTGGAATTGCTTTTGATGTTTCTGCTTTTCTGATGACGTACCAATCATACGGAGCTAATAAAGTTCCAGCAGTAGCTTTTTCCTGTGCCTTTAATATTGATTTTACACCTAAAATAACAACCTGATCTCCATTTTCATCTTTTAATAAATCACCATTTTCATCTGTTGCATTTACATCATCGAGTGCTTTTGCAGTTCCATCACCATTATAAAAACGTGAATCGTATGTTGGTGCGTCAGCAACCTCAGTAATACCAAGATCTTTCTTCTCTTGTGCAGTAGATAGTCTTAACCAGTTGGCAGGGTAATGTATATCCCCATGAGTAAAAGGGACATCAACTGCTAAAGGTTTTCCGTCTAATAAAAATGCCATATCTATATACTACCTTGCCCTTGCATTTTTGAAAGGAGATTCTGCAAATGCTAAATAAATATATGTACCGCCATTGTTATTTGCAAAATTTGCACTTTCTCTTATTTTAAAGCCATTACTTAAAAAGTCATATCCTTGAGTTTCTGGATATTCATTAGTGTTTAGATTAGGATAAAGTTGTAAATCTACAGGGTTAAATGTATCTCTTGTATTATCTATCATGTGCCAATTTCTAACAGAACTGCTGTTTTTCCAAATTAGAAAAGCTGGTCTAAAACCTGTAAAAACAAACGGGCCATCAGCATTTCCATTGCCTGTATATGACCCAAACTTGCTATACCCTGCTACTTCGCTAAAACAATAAGCTACATAATTTTTGCCATTTTGATTAGTAGAAAAGTTATATCCAAGAGAAAAAACAGAAGATGTTGGTAATGTTGACCCCATATAATTTACATCAGTTTGTATTCTGGCTTCTGTTGTATTTAAATTTACATAATCTGTATTTGCATCTATAATTTTATGATGATAAGTAGGCCAACTATGATAGGCTTCACTTCCATTTCTTGCTTTCCAAATTATTACTTGCGGTGCAACCCCTAACCCATGACCTATTGTTTGAAATACTGCAGATGAAGAACTACCTGTTGCATTTCCTGAGTAAGTTATAATAGAAAACCCTGCTGTAGAATTTGTTTTTACTGTTGCTTGTCCAGTTCCATCAAAATTACTTGATCCAAGAGTTGAGTTTGTATTAGCCTGACCCCCCATACCAGCGTGTACAGAGCATTGATAGAAGAGCGTAGGAGCAGAAGCAGCTACAACAATTTGTGTATAAGCACCGCTAGATCCTGCTGTACCAGCAGTAGTGACTCCTGTTGTATATTCACCGCCAGTTTTATCTGCTGCTGTGTAGAACCTTAACGGGTGTCCAGCATTAGAACTGTCAGATTGATCGAAAATATAAGTGCCACCTTCTGCAAGGTCAAGAGTTACAGCAGACGTTCCATAACCATCAAACCTATACTTATTACCAGAATCAGAAACAACTGTTACCGCGTAAGTTTTACCATCTGTATCACCAGCGTTCCAGTTCCATGCAACATAAGTATTACCACTTGCATTATGAGCATTACTACTTCCATCAAGCTCAAAACCATTTGAATCAAAACTATTAAAAGCTGTATTATCTACTTCAGCATTTGTAAGGTCAGGTCTGAGATTTTTGCCAGCACCTCTTACTGAATCATATACTTGATGACTATTTGTACCATTTCTTCTTTTTATCCATACCCAATCAGGTTGATAATTAAGACCAGTAATTGCATTTGTAGAGCTATTACCGGAATAAAGCAAAGTATCAAAATGCTTATTAGGTAGCTTTATTGTTGGGTCGGGTAAGTTTGCTGAATTAAGTGCCTTGAAATCTGTCGGTGGGGTATAACTAAATCCTTGTTGCCCAAAATTAACATTTATAGTCTGTGAACCTGTTGAAGTTGCATTTGAAAAAAATGCAGTTAGACCATTGTAAGTTGTAACTAATCCACTATGAACAAAACCTGTTCCATTAACAGGATCACCAGAGAGCATATAACTACCATTTTTGCCTATGTACCATTTACCATTATCAACATCTAAAGCAACCATTATTATGTCATTTGTAGTAAAAGAAACTGAAACTGTACCTGTATTTGGCATAAGCTCTCCATCAGATCCTCTTACTCCACGTTGATAAGAACTAAAATCTGCACTAGAAACACCTACATAAAGATAATTACCAGTATTTCCAGTATATTTAGCTTCCCAATACCATTTACCAGAATAAACTACAAAGTTACCATTTGCTTTTCCTGTACTTGTTGACACTGGAATTACTGCCTGTAAGTTGCCATTAGAAAAAGTTGTACTTGTTGCTTTATGATGTAGAGGATTTAATGTACACCAATTATTAGTTGGTGTATCTTCTACAGAATCATTACCAGCACCAGCAGCTACAGAAAAATTATTTGGTGTGAAGTTATTACCATTACCGCTTGAATCCTTCCCAAGTGTGGTTGCAGTCGTTCCAGAATTGTCTGAAAAATTTAAATAAAATCCATTTGTTCCATAACTTCCAACATACTTTTTAGGATTCCATTGACCCGTAGTTGGATTTGTTTCTCCAAAATATGATGGGTCGTAAGCTTGTCCATCAACAAAATTAACCTCTGCTATATAACCCCTAAAGAATCTAGTAGCACCACCATTAATATCGTGACAGCCTAAATATTGAACTCTACTGCCTTTATTCCAAGTAAGTTCTTGATTTTGTGAGATACTATTTCCAAGTTCTATATCAGTATTATTTGTATAAACTCTCATTCTGTTAGATTGTGTGCTTTGTGTCGTGTCGCACTGAACAACAATGTGCATCCACGCTGCTGGATCTCTATAGCTACCAGCACTTACATTAGTTCCCATTCCTGACGCACCATCGAAAGTTTCAATCTTAAAATCGTTGCGACCTACAGCAAACTGAAATCCTCTTGTTGATACTGAAGCTGTATAGTAATCATTACCAAATAATATTTCTATATCGTTGCCGTTAACTACGGCATCACGTTTAATCCATAAACTCATAGTCCAAATTTTTACATTTGTTGGACTACTTACACTTGTTCTTCTAAGGTAAGCACTATCAGTTTCACCATTAAACCTTAAACTACGATCAACTGTGAAATCAGCAACAGCAGCCCCAGAAGCTCCGATTCTTATTGGATCAAAAAATGGCATTATTTAACATCTAAAGAAACTGCACAATGAATTACGTTACTGGATAAAATTATGTAGTCAATTCGATCAACCGCAGCAGCCGTTGTTGTGAGTGTTGGTGCTGTACCGCCTACAAATTTAAAAGCACTATTGAATGAAGCTGTCCTAGACCCTGTACCATCCTGTGTAATAAATATCGAACCTGCTTGCCCAACTACCTGATTACTTGGTGCAGCAAAGGTTCTGTTACCCCCTAGCGTTACTGAATGATGACAAGCTGTAGCCATATCTATTGTTATTGTTGACCCATCAGAAAGGGCTGTTATATTAGCTGCTGCTCCTCCTGTAAGTGAAACACCACCGCTTGCCAGTTGGAATTTTGTAGATCCACCTAATTGAAATTTTAAATCGCCCGTACCAGCATCATTAATAATCGAATCACTTGCATCATGAAATATTTCTAAATCTGCACCAGTTCCAAAAATGGCTTTGGCATTATCAGCAAACTCTAAAGCATTATCTGATCTATCAAAAACAACATCCCTTCCAGCAGTAGCACCATCAAAAGTTACATCCTCTTGAAATATATTTGTTGAAGTAAAAGTATTAGCAGCCGACAATCCAGCATGACCGAAGTTTGTGGCTGATACATCGCCCAAAGTAACAAAAGCGTTATTAGCAGAATTTCTTATTTTTAAGGTATCACCATCAATGTGAGGCACATATGCCGCAACACCGATTGTAGGATCGCCAGAACCTTGGTTAAGTGTCGATAGAGCTGCAACTATCTGGTTAAGCTTCGTTCTAACAACAAGCCCTGTGCCATTGTCAGTTGTAAAACCTGTACCGCCTGTATTATCAACTCTTGCCATTAGATTTTACTATTTTTTCTAAGTATATCCTAAAAATTAACCTTTACCAAAACCAATGGCAGTAAAATTAAACTCTCGTGATACAGACGCATTTGAACTATTTTTGAAATGTATTTGAAATCCATTAGCTGTGCGGTTTGTTATTTCGTAAAAATCACCGCTTTGCATATCAAAAGCCGTAATTCCAAGACTTGGTAAATTTGAATTTACACCTAAAAGTGCAGATGTACCAGTAAAGAAAGGATGTGCAAAATTTACTTGCGTGTTGCCACTTGACGTAATCGCTGCTGAACTTTGTTCAGTTCTCCTTTGAAACTCTGCAAAATATCCAAGTTGTGTAACTCTTATATCTTGGTTTGTATCTTGTGTTGTTAATACACATTTAAATTTAAATGCCCTGCCTTTGAATGTTCCATTTGCAAACTTTTGAAAACCTGAATAACTACTTGCATCTTGCGAAGTTTGAACAAAAACTTCAGCATTTGTGTCAACACTCGAAACACCGTCAAAATCTTGTCTTGCATCAATATCTGCAACTGAATCAATTAAATCTGAAGAATAAACAGAATTAGTTTGTATAAGTTTTTTAAGGTCAAGACTAAATACAGCACCTAAATCCAAAGTTTCATTAAATAAATATGTTCCAGTGGCAGAAACACCTCCAATATCATCAAGTGAACTTTCCGCATCAAAATCTGTTATATCGTCAAAATTACCTGTACCAGCAAGACTTATTGCACCTGTGCCAGAATCAAATCCAATATTTGTTTTTGCACCTTGAAAAGCTGGGCTGTCCTGATCTTCTCTTCTTGTCTGTACTAACAATTTGGGTACTGCTTCAGGTAAATCTATTACAAGTGACGTTTCTCCTGTACTAAACCTATCGCCATCGTCTTGTGTTTTTAAAATGTACTCCCCTTCAAGTAACGGAACAACTTTTTCTGTTGACGCACCACTTAAAGCCAAGACAAGATCAGTTGCATCTTGAAAAGTACCGCTACCATCTGTTTTTGGAGAATGCCGGACATGAATACGACCTCCGGCCCTCACATCCGCATCTGCAACAGCATCCCATCTTAGCCTTATTTCTTTGTCAGATATTGGTTCATAAGTAAGATTTGTTATGTCTGACGGTGGTGCGGTCTTACCAACAGCAGTAAAATTTAATGTAGCTGGTATTCTACTAGGCTCTCCCAAACCATTAAAAGAAAATAATCTAAATTCATACGAACCAGCTTCATTATTTACAATTTCAGCATAACTTGAAACTGTTTCTATTTTTGTAAAACTCCCATTGTTTACTTTGTAATGAAGTTCATATCTGTTCGCTGTATCTTGTGTTTGCCAATCAAGAAGTATTTTTGAAACAGCTTTATTATTTATTAATACTATCTGTTCTGTTGCTTGTAATCCAATAGGTGGATCAAGTATAACTGTAAGGGCGGTGGTATTTCTTGTCGGCAAAGCAACGCCATCCTCTACAAAAGCATATTTACCTTCGTCATGTTGCAAAGCTGTGATCGTATATGTCATATCATCATTCTCAGAAACAGAAATGACTTTCCAAGTAGCTGTCTGTAATGAAGCAGTTTCTAAAACATAAGGTGCATTTGCGTTAGGTGCTGTCGAGAAAGCAGAAGACACAGTAATAGTGCCAGAACTAATATTAGATATTGTTTTAGTTTCAAATGATCCATCAGGTAACATTACAGATATTGTTGGACTATCAGATATAGCTGGGATGGATGTTTGATCTGTATTATCTAAAACAACAACAGTTGTACTGGTTACACTTTTTAAAAGACCACCTCTTCTATTACCAGATTTTAATGAATCGCTTACTTCGATAATATCTGCTGGCCTGACAAGTATCCCTGCCGCTGCGGTAGTTGAAAAGCTGCAAGTTTCACCTGAATTTTGTTCATTGTATAAAAACCATTTTCCTAATCTTGAAGCCTGACCCCTGCTAGTTGTAGCAAATGCTTTTATATTTTTAATAACAACACCATATTTAGTCTGCAAATCGCTACTCGCTTCTACGGTTTCAACATCTAATTCCTGTGTGATCATGTCAAAATAACTGACATTAATTACCGTATGTCTTGCCTTTAAACTTGTGCCATTGTAAACAAATTGTCCATTTACTACATTTGAATTATTGAATAAATATTTTGTTGCTTTACCTTCAGCATCTTGTGATATAACAATTCCCCCTGCACTATAAAAAGGCATTACTCTCATAACACTACAAAGGGCATTAACAATATTAAATGCGTCATTTTGCTGAGTGATATTTATATTGCAAGTAAATCTTGGCTCAGTAGTTCCATTGCCCGACCCATCATCTACCATACCTCCACAATATTCACTAACTGTTTTAAAAGTATATTTATCAAGCCTTGTCTCTGATATAGAACAGCCATATCTTGTATTTGTCAAAAGATCATATAAAATCCATGCTGGATCTGCGCACCACTCTTTATCGGTTTTAAAAGTTCCATCCCAAGTACCAGCATAAGTTAAAGATCCAAATGTAGAATTTACTGTTGCATTGCTTGGTATTTTTATTTTTATTCCTCTTATTTTATAAACTCTTTTAGGTATTCTAGGATGCTGTTCAGCGCTAAATCTTAAAGCAACATGCGCAGTATCAGGATATGCATTTTGCTTCATTATTATTTCAGTTATTGAAGAAAATCTAAATGAGTCAACTATTTTTGAATCTGTACTATCTGCTGAAACCCTTTCAACTCTTACCTGTACGGGAAAAGAAGTTGTTGATTTGAAGTTAATCAAATAATCTCTAAAATATGCGTTTGTTGATCTTCCGCTAACTAAATCATCTATAGCAGTTGTTGTAGTGCCGTCATTCTCAATTGTTTTTATTCTTAATTGAACAGTACGACCATCAATACCGCCCTCGTCGTTAAAACTTTGTATTGATGGAAAACCAATAGTGACTCTAACAGCATTGATAGTATTTTGAGTTACAGTGTGAGTTCTTGGTAAACTTGTTGTAACTGTTTGACCTATAATTGTTTCTGTTTCAATATTTTTTATTCCACTTATAAAAGTTTGATTGCTCGTGCCATCTCTAAATTCAACATCTACGCCAGTAAAATTAAAATCACTATCAGTTGGAGAAGTATTGCTTGCTGAACTTTGTAAAATTTGTGTTCCATTTAAAAAAATATCTTTTTTTAGTGCATTTATATAAGCTGTTGATGTTTTATCTGTAATCCCTGCCTTTGATGCCGTTACACTGCCCTCGATCTGACCCTCTGAAAGCAATTCCACTATCGTATTAAATTGTTTGGAACTTAATGCACCACTAGGCAAACTAGGATTACTTAAAGTTGTATTTTGATCAAATTCTTTAATGCTCATTAATTTGTCCCTCTTACTTGTACTGTATCAAGGCCATTAGACACGACAATAGATCCAACTAAAATTTCTCCATATGCCAAATTGACGGGAACACCACTATTCGTAACATTTGTAAGACCTGTAAAAGAATAGTTTGAAGCTAAAGCTGCTGGGTCTAAACTATCTTGTTGACTTTCTTGATTTTGCGTATTTTCTTGAGGTGAAAGCATATCATTAACACCTTTTGTAATCATATTTAAAGCAACATATGTAACTACATAATTTAAAATTACATTTGATATATATTCTTTTGCAGCCCATTTGAGAGCCGCCCCAACAACTACCCAAAAAAGATTTCCATGAACTACAGGTATGATTTTTATTTCTTTTGTAGTTTGTAAATTCATTTCATTTTGGTTTAAAACTTTGTTGCCAGCTTTTACACAATAAATTTGCTGTGACATATGTTTTTCTAATCCTTTAAAATTACAAAATAAAAAACTAAAAGCTTCATTTGGAGAATTTATATCGGCTAAAAATTCCGATTGACCTACATATTTTCTTAAAACACCATAAACTTTAATTTTTGTCAGCATTTATCTCTTCAGGTGTAATTACAATCATTTTATCTAAATTCGGGCAAACAAGATAGAAAGGTGTTTCCATTGCTTTACAACTTGCTTTATCTGTTTCTGAAAATTTTAAAGTATTGTCAGGATGGCTATGTACTATACCGACAACTTCTCCCATATCTTCGCCATCTGCATAATCAGGTGGATAAATAACAAACGCTTCAGCTTTAAAATCATCAGCAACATTTTTACATTTGTAATAAATAAAATCATTATTTATTTTTAAAAATAACCCGCAAGATTCATCTGGAAAACATTCCTGTGCGTGTTTTATTGCATCCTGTTTACATTTTTGATTCATAATTAATTAACAAAAGTTCCAACGCCTTCAAAATCTTTTCTTGTAACTTGTCTTTTAGGAAGTCTTAAATTCTGCAAGTCTAAAGCTGAAACTAATTCAAAATGTACAACGTCACGACTTTCTGTATGTTTACGATCAATAAAATATATTTCTTGAGGAAACTGATCGCTGCTTGGTGTTCCGTATGGGTTAGAACCACCAGAAAAATTTGCCGCATCTAAATTATCGGCTGTAGTTTTTATTCTTGTAACTTTTGCATTTAATAAATCATTATGAGCCGTGATTAAATTGACAGTTATTAATAAATCAGTAACCCTTAAAACAGTTCCTAATCTTGTAATACCTCCTAAATTACTTATAAGAAGTTGCGGTCTAGGTATCTGACCCTTGCCAGTATATTCAAACCCTTTCACTTCAATTGGTAATCTTTCGTATGTATTTGATTGCCAAACAATATTTGCATAACTATCAATTTTTGTACCAGAGTGGAATCTATAAATAGTGGGAACATTTGATGGATTCCCTGTTGCATAATGTAAACCTTCTACAAGCTCTATTTCAAATAGTTCAATAATAGAACTTGGATTAATTTTTTGTAATTCAGAATGAGGTATAGCCATTAGGGTTCAAATACTTCTTCAAAGGTTAAATTCATATTAACTCTGTTGTTATAAGGGATAGAACTTGATCTTCGAGTACAAACAAAATTCCTTGCTGACGATTCTCCCGCTATAGTGAACTGAAAATGATCTTGGTCATCAAAACGTGCATTTAAAAAAGTATTAATTGTATCTGCGTCTGTCTGTGAAATATTAAAACCAAGAGTAACTTTAAGATATCTTTGATTTTCATTAAGACCTTGAACTAACCTTTGTTGATAACCGTCACCAAGTTTTACAACAATATTTTCTTGATTTATAGTCTGAGTTTGTCCATAAGTTGGCGTGATTGAGGGAAAAGTAGCCATTATGCTAGTAAACCTCCGCTTCTTTGCTCATCAATAATAACTTCTTTGACAACATTAGCTATAGTTTGACCTAACTGTTGTGCATTTGCGTCATCGCCCTGAACTGCACTACCAGAAGCATCTACTGATACATTTACTATATTTGTAATACTATCGCCACCACCAATCTTACTATTTGGAATTATATTTCCACCCTTTGAACCCATTTTGAGAATTTCCGGCCCTCGCTCTCCAACAAGGTAGGCACCGCCCGCTTGAACAGCCCCGCCCATTTCTTTTGCCCCAAAAATCGAACTAAAAAATCCACCGATCTTACCACCAATACCACTAACGGCTTGTTGAATTGCAACTTCAATAAGTTTTCTTTTAAGTTGATTTAATACACCAATAGCAGCTTCGCCAAGTGTTTTTGTTCCCTCTACAGCATCACTTAAACTTGATACAATACTTTGTTCAATATCTTGACCAATATCAGCAAATAATTTTTTCTGATCATCAAGGACGTCATTTTGTGCCTGTAATTTTTTTGTTTTTGCTTCAAGATTTAAAATACTTGTAGCTTCCATCAAACCGACTTCTGCAATTAAATCTGTTTCTCGATGTTTTTGTTCTATTTCTTTTTCGTTACCTTCTAATCTTGCTGTTAATAATTCATTTTTTCTTGTAATTAGTTGAACCTGCTTATCAAATTCATTTGTTTGTGTTTTTGTCTTTTTAAGTAATTCTGGTACTGTTGCATCTTCAGTTTCTGGAACATCAATTTCAACTTGCAATTGTCCAGTTTGAAATCCAAATTTCTTTGTTAAATCAAGCTGTCTTTCTGCAAATATTTTTTGAAATTCTTCATTCCTTTTAAATGGGTTTGCTATGTTTCTTAGATTTACTATTTCAACAGCTTCATCACGCGCCTGATCTTGTATTCTTTTTCTTGCCGCTTTATTAAGACCTAATCCCGATTGTACTTTTGCGATATTTAACGCTTTATTTATTTGATTAATAACAGTAATTGTATTATTTAAAACAGATTTTAAAACAGGGTCAAGAACCTCTCCGAAAGTTCGCGCTAAAGTTTCAACGCCATCAACAAGTGTGCTAAATTTACCCGCTAAAGTAGTACTTTGAGCAATAGCGCCGTTTGCATATTTACCACCCGCTTCAGTAATACGTTTCAAAGCTAAATTAACAGCGTCAGCGCTGATTCTGCCGCCTTCTAAAGCCTTTCTAAATTCATCCGCTGTAAAGCCGTACATTTTTTGTAACTCATCTTGTAGGCTTACACCTCTTTCCTGAAGCTGTAGCAATTCTTCTCCTTGCAATCTGCCTTTTGCTTGTATTTGTCCGAAGGCTGTTGCTATACCGCCAAGATCGGCTCCTGTGGCGCCCGCAACATCAGCAAGCCTTTTCGTAACGTCCACAAGCTGTTCTGTTTCAAATCCAAACGCTTTTAACCTTTTTGTTGTTTCTATAAGATCAGAACTTTTAAATGGCGTTACAGCACCAAAAGCCTGAATTTCAGCGATAATTTTATTTGTATCTTGAAGCGAACCTGTAAGAACTTCTAAACTTTTTCTTTGACTTTCTATTTGTTGAGTATTAAAAATAACAAAAGAAGCTGTTTTAAATAAAGAAAAACCAATTAATAGTTTTCTTACTGCCGCCCCTAACCTATTGACACCCGCGCTTGCTGTTCTTGCCGCCGCACCTGTCTCTCTAAATCTGCGATTATTTCTTTGAACACTTTTTTCGAGTCTGTCTGTAGTTGAACTTAATCTTTTGGAAACTGTATTGACTTGCCGAAGTTTATTTACAGCGCTAGTAGCGTCAACAGCAATTTTTACATTAGCTTGAGCCAAGACAACAAAAAACCTTTATTTTAGTTTACACCTATTTTCGTTTTGCGCGATCCATTGCTTCCTTTTCTTTTTCATACTTAACTTCATAATATGCCGCCCAATACATAAGCTCACTATCTGTCATTGATTCGCGCATTTCATTTATAGTTTTTCCAAGTTCGGACGATAAGAAAAATTCAAAATATAACCAACTATCGCCCTTTAATCGTTTTTTGCTTCATCTAGTGTTTCTTTATCAGAAAGATCAAACATAAATAATTCAATATCATTTAATATTTTTTCAGGAATTTCACGTTGTAAATTGATCGCATCAGCGGGTGCAAAGTGTTTTGAACCATCTTCTTTTTCTGCTATTTGACAAAGCATTTGAGTTGATATTTCAAGACCATCTGTTGTATTTGCCATTGCTTGCGCTTTTTTTCTATCTGCCCTTGTTATCGGCGGAAAATATAAAGTTGTTACAATATCGCCATTTGCGTTTTTTAAATCATATTTTCTTCTTATTGAAAGATCAAAACTTTCAACAATTAAATCAATCGTTCTTTTGTTTGGCATTGGTTAATTAGTTGACTAATAAACCTAATGTATCAGATAGCGCTCGTAATGGTACCACTTGTTTGAAAACTGATATTTATTACTTGAACTTCTCCGAGCGTTGCGCCATATTCAGCAGAAGTAATAATTCCCGCAAAGCTGATTTTCTTTGCTGAAGTTGATGAATCAGGAAACAGTTCAAATAATGCGTCAGCATTGTCGCCTGTGGTTAAAACATCATCAATAAATGTTGTATAGCCTGCGCCTGTCTCTGATGGATTGTAAAGAAGTTCGGCTGAACCTTCGCCAGA